ACCACGGCCACTACTCGTACCGGCACTACTCAACTACCGGCCTGCACCGAAGGTATTGCTCAGTGGGATATCAGTTCTATCGCCTTCATCGGTGCGCTGTTCTTTGCCGCGATGTTTGGCTTTCGTACAGGCTTCCGACCATGACCGCTGTTGATATCGCATTGTTCCTCGGCCAGCTTGTTAGTGCTTGGACTGCTGGCTTTACTGGTGGCTATCTTCTAACCAAGTTCCGCGATGCTATGAACGCAACCATTTAAGTCATACGGCAATCCGCCTGGACAACTTCACCGAGTGCCAGGCGAATTCCCGGATTGCTTATTCCAAGTCAATCCACACAACCTTAACTTTCCCGAAAGGAAAAATCATGCAAAAGAAAATCATCGTCGGTCTCACGACCGCATTGGTGGCTGGTTCCTCAATGGCTGCGCTTCCTACTGAAGCTGCCAGCGCTTTCACAACGCTTAGCGGCAACGTGACCGACATTCTGGCCGCTGTGTGGCCGATCGTTGCTGCCGTTGTTGGTGGCTTCACCTTGATCAAGCTGTTCAAGAAGGGCGCTTCGAAGGTTTAATCCTTCGGGTATTGCATCATGCGGAAAACACTCCTTGCGCTCTGGATCATCCTCCTCGGGGCGTTTTCCGCGCCTTCTCTTGCTGTAGATTTGTTCAAAGTTAATCAAGGCCCAAGTAATGGGGGTTTGTCTAATCAATATTGCGGCGCAAACGCCAATATCCGTGGTACTACTGTTTTAGAAGTCCGTGATGCGTGGATAACTTGGGCTAACGCTAACCCTACTTCTTTTCAGTGTTCAGGCACTACATGGACTGCCGATTGTGGATATCCCGGCCCCGGTCGTGTATGTAAATCCGTGGGTAGTCTTACTGTTGGTGATCTGGTCTTAGGTTCAGCGACTAATCCATGCTCTACTGATCAAATCTTTTCGTATGTATCACAAACCTGCCAACCGAAGTGTTCTTCAGACGCGTCTATCGCATCAGATAACCCAAACTGCGTCGCGCCACCGAGTGCATGCCTTAACAAAGCTACTGAACAAGTCGCCTATCAAGTAACCAACGGCTTAACCGCCAACAGCTATTGCGACGGTTCCTGCAATTTCACTGTGGAGTTCAATAATGATCGTACAACCTGCTGGAACTACGAAGGATCAACAACGCGATATTGCGATTTCGATAAGGTCTATCCCGGCACAGAATGCACTGTTGCCGACAACATGGCTGCCGACACGAATGCAACCACTACAGGCGGCACCGTTACGGCTGGAACCGGCGCACAAACTGAGGCGAGCTGCCCTACTGGTTACACTTTGGGCACCGATAACCTATGCCACGCCCCCAGTACCCCCGGCACAGCCTCCACAAGCGATACGGCAGGCACAGCAGGCACGACAGGCACAACAACGTGCCCCGTCGGTTATGCCCAACTCGACGGTAACTGCGTCGCCAATCCAACCGGCGCGACCGCAAACACTTGCCCCGACGGTTACACCCTCACAAACGGCACGTGTATCTCCTCGCAAACGATATCTGCGGGGGGCGGAACTGGAAGCGGTGCGTCAACAGGTGAGCAAGCGGCGGTAGAAGCGGACGGAAATGCGCTTGTCTCCGCCACTGGCGCACCTTCTCACGGCTGGTCGTGGTCTGCTCCTATCCCCACCTCCACCTGTCAGGCTTGGCATATCGCTGCCGGTGGCTTGAGTCTCGACATTGACCCCTGCCCCGTAGCCGAAAAGCTGCGCGCTCTCTTTGCCTTCGTGTTCTACATCCTGACCGCATACGGCCTGTTTTCAATCCTATTCAAGAGCGAGGCCGCAGCATGAGTTTTCTAGACTTTTTCGGCGCGCGCTATGCGCTCAAATTCCTCGTGATTACCGTCAGTATTGCCGCGTTTGTCGCTCTCGCTGCCGGTGTCAATGCGCTTATATCTGGCATTACCGCGACCCTTCCCGATTGGGCTCAAGTCGGTGCCTATTTCCTGCCTAACAACCTCGCTGCATGTCTCTCCGCCCTTATGACTGCCAAAACCGCACGATGGGCGTATGACTTCCAGCGCTCTCGTCTAATGATGGTGGGCAATGGCTGATTACCTCATCACAGGTAAAAAAGGCAATGGGAAATCAATCTATGCTGTGGGTGTTATCCGTGACGCTCTCGCTGCTGGCAAGCGTGTGGCAACTAATCTTGATATACGGCTAGAAAAGCTCGGCAATCCCTATTCCACCAAGACCATCATCCGGCTACCGGATACGCCTACCGTCGAAGATATGAACGCTCTTGGCCGTGGCCAAGAGGGTGTTCCGGAGGACGATAACGGCATCATTGTTTTGGATGAAGTCAGCAAGTTTTTCAACTCACGACAATGGGGCGACAAAACACGTGCCCCCCTACTTGATTGGCTTGTGCATTCTCGAAAGCTCGGATGGGACGTTTACATGATTGCCCAAGGGCAAGCCCAGATCGACAAGCAACTGCGCGAATCACTCCTTGAATACTGGGTTACTGTGAAGCGTATCGACAAGTGGCCGATTCCTATTGTTACGCCCTTAATTTCTGCTCTTACTGGCTACGATCTTCGTATGCCCAAATACCATTTCGGCACGATACGACACGGATTCGACCGTGACGCGCTCGTTATTGAACGGAAATGGTACAAAGGAAAAGACCTGTACGCGGCCTATGACACGCAGCAGATATTCCTTGACCGTGATCATCCCATGGCCTGCGGTCTGCATAGTGTGCTATCGGCAAACCATACCACTGGTCGCTACATGCCGAACAAGCAAACCTTCTTTGAATGGCTACGCTATCAGTGGCACAAACCGTCGCTAATTACGGCACCAAAGCCACCACGTAAGCCCAAGCACCCATTGGTCGACAAGCTCATGGCGCTACCTTACGAACAGCGCCTGCGCCATTTTCGACGCTTGGATAAGCTCGGGCTTTTAGAACAGCATTGGGAAACATCCCCACAGGGTTAGCCGAAGGCTGGCCCTGTGGGGTGTCCCCGCTGTTTTCGCTTTTCTGAACTATCCACGGAGTTAGACCGTAGAGTTATCCATATGTAGCCCCCATATGGGGCGGAATGTGGGTAACTCGTCGAACTTATCCCTCTGGGATAAGTTTTAGGTCGGGGATGTGTCTATATACAGTAGTCGCAACACTAAGCTTTTGACTTTGCGACGAATTATGCGTACTACACCGCACGTTTTTTAAGCCCACCAAGCGGCCCGTGAGCGCTCATAAGACCAACGGATAAAGCGAACAGCATGCAAACGAGTATCCGGCCGACTTTGCTCGCATGCGTAAGAAAAGACCGATAAAGCTCCAAGCGCGTCACGTTCTTTTCCCGCTGGCTTTCTAAGTCGACAATCACTTCGGCGGGGTCAAGCTCCAGCGTAATCGCCAGCTTCAACGCCACGTGAACAGGGACAGCCCGCTTTCCCGACCGCATCGCTGGAATTATTTTGTTCGGAATATCCAACGCTTTCGCTAGTGCGTAATCACTGGTTAGCGATAGCCGAGTCTTTGCTGCGTCCAGATACTGTGCGGCGTTCATACTTTTCCCCTTTTGTCAATCGCTACTCGTCCTAATACGTCATTAAGGGTAGTCGCAAATTTGTGGCTTGACAACACCACAGAATGGTGGGTATAAACCGCACACCACAACTTTGTGGTCATCAACCCAAAACGAAAAGGGAATCCAAATGAAAGCCACAGTAATAGGCGTTACCCGTATGAACGGGAAATCTAAAAAAACAGGCCGTCCGTATGACATGGCGCGCATTCTTGTTTTGCAACCTGTCGATATCAATACCACCGAGGATTACATTAAAGCCGGCTTCGGTTATCAGGCTGCGGAACTCGATCTGCGCCCCGATGCCATCAGCAAATTCGGCCAAGTCAAGTTTCCTTGCGAACTTGAACTCATTACTGACAACGAAATGATGTTCGGGCGACTGATTACGGTCGTTACTGGCATTGCCGCCCCGGTTCGTACGGCTCCGTCTGCCGCGTAATCCGTGGAATCCCGCGCAAATGCTTTTGCCTCTATATGTGGAAAGGGAAACGAACTTACGTTCGTTTTCTTTCTGTCCACGGTGCGGTTTGCGCCATTCCTTACGCAAGGGTTGTTTTAAATGACCCCCCGCGCCTGTAACCGCTGTATGTCATCCATCGCCACGATGGACGGCCTCTACTGTGGGGTCAAGCGCGATCTTGTGTCCAATGGGCGGGCGTATTCCTGCACCGAATACGCTCCCCTTGTGATGCTCCGCCAGCACCCGAATCCAGTTGCAGTGTCTAGTACCACTGCAACTAATTAGCCCAGAAGCTAATTTTCATGCTTTTAGACCCCCTAACTGCTCACTCTGTCCCGGTCATGTGTGACTGGACAACTGGCTGCCATCGCTACCTTGAACCGGTCAAGCCTTTTGAGTCTGGGAAAGTCCTAAAGCTGGATCGGGATGGCGCTATCGAATGGGAGAAACGCGACTGGAACACTATCCGCTGTGCGTCTAGTGATACCAGCCTGCGTTTTAGCTGTGACGGCGAACGGCTTCGCTTCAGCGGCAACATTGGCCGCTTTCAGCATGCTGACAACACCAACGGCTCCGATGTTGTCTCCTGTATCGACCGGTGGGCGGAAGTTTTCACCCCGATGGATATCGACCTGACCATGTTCGGTTCGATCAGTCACCAAGGCAAAGCGTACGAGGCCGGCACTACCCTAAGTCGTATCGACTTGGCCGGCAATTTCGAAACAGACAACTATCTCGCATGGTGCCAAGTGCTCATGCAAAAACGACTAGGCCGGCGACTACCGGAAATGGGCAAATACGGCCCCCTGTGGGGCAAAACCGCCAAACGCTCTAACTGGTGGAAAGCCAAGGTCTACGACAAATCTGCTGAACTCGCTAACAGGCGAGCGGCTGGTAACGGGGCGACACTTGCCCGCTTTGAAGTGCAACTGGGAGGCGAATACCTCAAACGAGAAGGCCTGCAATACGTGGCCGCATGGAAGGATCAAACCGTGGCGCAAATCATCTATGGGCGTTTCGCTGCCCAACTCCTAAGCGAGAATGCTGACGTTGAAACATGGGACGATATACCCCCCAAGCTGCGCCAATACGCCATTCTCTGGCGTGATGGGCAAAACGTCCGGCAATACTTCGCGCACGATTCAAGCTACTGCCGCATTAAGTCCAAGCTCCGCGACTTCGGCATTGATCTCGACATTCCTTGCAACGTCGTTGCCCTGTCTCGACGCGTTAAGCAAGTAATTATCAGTCCCGTTTCCGCGTTGAGGGCTGCATGACACGGCATCAAGTAGGCTGGATACCAGTCCTTTCGGGTGACTCTTACGCCCTGCGCCACATCATCCGCGCATCTTTCGACCTGCCCGAAGTAAATCCGCGGTTCATAGAACGAGCCAAGGAACTTCTCGGTCGTATTGAAGAAGTACAAGACCGTGTAGAGCAACCAAAACCACCGTCGGATGTTTGGGGGGTAGCCGTCTAATGGGATACGCATTCGGTGGCGATTGCCATCAGGACACCGCTACCGCGCTTCAGGCCTTTATTGTCGCCATGACCGACGGCAATGCTTCAGGCATTAATACCTTCACCGCTGCGCCCACCATATCCGGTACTGGCCTTATCACGTGGTCTATCAGTAATCGACCGTTAAGCACTACCACGGCCACTACTCGTACCGGCACTACTCAACTACCGGCCTGCACCGAAGGTATTGCTCAGTGGGATATCAGTTCTATCGCCTTCATCGGTGCGCTGTTCTTTGCCGCGATGTTTGGCT